CCTTGTTCTCTTTGTGTCATTAACTCAATTACTTTCAAGTTATACCATTCTACTACTGTTTGTTTCATTGTTCTTGTTGTTTAAAAATAAAGTGTCAGCACTTTTGTATTAAGCTACTTACGACTATGCAATCGGGGAGGTGTTGGTTATCTACTCCATCCACTGACACTATAATTTATTGTCATTGTTCTGATTTAAAGTTTAATTATTTCTCTTACAAGGAACTGGATCAGATAAGCATACACCTCTTCTGTCTCAAACCCTGGTTGTACTCCTATTTTATTAAGAACAGCATATGCTGCATGATATGCTTCATGAGCTACCAAACCAAGTGTATCAGGTTCCTTTTTAATTTTACCTCTAAACCTAACTATTATAAAACCATCACTATGTGTCACAGTTCTAGCATCTGACTTCCAATCATCAAATGCTAGATCAAATTGTTCTCTTGTGAACCTGTGACAAAGACAATCATATAGTTGGTCATCAGATTGATTAATAGATACTACTACATCTGTAGAAAACACATCTATTGGTACTATCTTAAACATCTTATTCTGATTTATTATTAGCAAATTGTTTAGCATAGTCATTTAAACAATAAATAGTGTGACAATTATCACAACCAACGTAAACAACACTTATTAATTCTTCAGTATCATCATCCATCTCTTCAACTATGTTATATGTAAACATTTCTTTAGAGCCACAATTACCACAGATAATGTTCAATCTTGCATTTACCATATTATTCTGATTTAAATGTTTGGTTATAGTATTCAGTTGCTAACTTTTTAGTATTCTCACTAATAGCACCTTTATCAAATTCAGATTGTCCATTTATATGGGATAAAGTTACTTGCTCCTCAAACATTTTGTTGGCTTCTTCCCAATCACTGTTGGATATAAATTTCTCATAAGTATTGCAAGAGTCATATATCTCTTGTAACCATTCTACTGCTGTTTTCATATTCTATTTATTTTTTAAAAATTCAATAACTCTTTCCCAATAACTTCTAGCTTTCATTCTACCATCCTGATATGGTGCTAATGAATGAGTTGCTGTTGCAGATTTTAAAGATTCTTCTTTAGCTTTTTCAGATCCATGTAGTTTAACTGCATAATCATACATTTCATCAGCTTTTTCTTTTTCACTCATCTTCTGCTTTTTCTAGTAAAGATCCATCATGAAAGTAATCTTCTGTCTCAGTAACTCTTACATGATTATTGACAAAATATTTTCCTGAAGGAATACATATACATAAATCTCCAAAACCACCTTCATTATTCCACCAGTCTTCTATATCATCAAGAATTTTTTCTGATGCAAAATCTTCAATTAAAGAATAAGCAGCTGAATCTAACTGTGCTAAATTTGAATCATTATCCCAGTCTTCTACATTGTCATTTACATCTTCTGGTGTATCACACTTTTCTGTTGTATATCCAATCCATTCTATGGCACCGGAGTCTCCTCCACCATCATATTTTACTTTAACACCTGTAATACCTAAATCAGCCAACTTAAATAAGAGGCCTGTCATTTCATTCTCAGTCATAATTATTTTATTTTATCTTAAAGAAGCGGCCCAGTATATTACCATTCAAATACTCTTCTTTTTCAAGCACATCATATAAAAACTGATGCTTGACTTCTTGGTATGTCAGCTCTGTCTGAGTATTACATATCTTAAGGATTTCCCTTCTAATAACTACTCCTGCTTTGTGAGCTTCCTTTAAAACTTTATTACTACTGTAATACCTCATAAAGTCTGGTTTTATTTCTCTCCAGTACTTTTTAAGTCTCTTGTCTGTTGACATTGCTAGAGCTTTTTTACCCAGAGGTCTTTTTATATTAGCAAAGAAGTTCTTCTTGCCTATGTATGCAACAGACTTGCCGTCAATAATAGCATGCATAATGTAAATAAATCCCACACCTCCTTCAGGTATGTCATGTTCTTTAAACTCCTTTCCTTGATAGATCCAGCTCATAATGCTTGTTTTAATAATGGAAATAATATTTCTCTAACTTTATCCATACCATGTTCTTTTACTGAATCTGACAAATCTTTTTCCATAGGGAGTAGTATAGTATTAAAACCATACTTGTCCTTATATCTCTGAGCAGCTTTGATGCCGGGCTCATCATTGTCAAATAGAACAATTATCTTTTCATAGTGTGGTTTCAGTTCTCCAATTGCTTTTTCACCTATCATAGTATTCTCACTGTCCGGAGCAATAGCTTCAATATTACTTATACCAAGTTTATTAAAAGCCATTAGGTCTTTGAGTGAAGAAGTAATAAGCAAATACTTACAATCATGTCTTAACTGATCTGTACCCTGAATATAATTCTCTACTTTAATAAACTTTTTATCAGCATTCTTAGGCATATAAATCTTGTACAAGCTACCATCATCTCTAAAATAACCATATAGATAATTCTTTCTGAATGTATAAGATATTTCTGCACCATCCAAATCAAGCTTACTCATAGTAAAGAATGATAATGGAATAACATTATATCTGTCTAACATTTTAGAACCAATTTTATATCCCATCCAGTATGTCTGATCAAAGTTTGTCCAGTGCCTCATTTCATAATCAACCACTTTATACTTATCATGATAAAGAATATCTACTACAGCTATAGTATTGTTCTTTATATAAATCTGATAATCATTAAGTATCTTATATGCTGCATGTCCTCTTGTGGACATGTTAAACAAAGCCTTTACCAATTCAATGCTATCTCCCTGATTACCAGATGAGAAGTCCTTAAACTTGTAAAATTTTGAGACTACATCATAGTAAATAAACATGCTGGGAACTTTGTCCCGTGCATTAAATATAGATAGAATTTTTACATCTTGGCCAGATAGCTTTTCCTTTAAGTTCAAATAATACTCAAATACCCATTCTCTAGGTACTTGACTCAAATCAGTTATTAAGTTTTTTGTAGAAATCATACTACCTATTTTAAAATTAAGGGGAAGCCACTTAACTAACCTCCCCTTAAGACTGTTTAGTCTAGGTTGAAGTCAGAAGAGCTTTTACTTGGTGTATCAAAACCATCATCCTCACCAAAGCTTTTTACTTCTTTAGTTTCTAGTTTCTTAAGATGCTTAGCTTCATCATATATCATGACTTTACCAGCTTCTAATTCTCCATAAGCATATTTCTTATTTTCTGCTTTTGGCAACCACATATCATAGTTGGTATAACCTGTTTTACCTTCATATTCTTTACCTGCAATACAGTACTCAAGAAACTTATCCTTGATAGGTGCAGTTTTATTGAATGCATCAATAAAATCATCAACAGTATTATGTTTACCATCTTGTTCTACAAACCAGTCATAGATCTCAAAAGTCTTACATAAGTTCTGTAAGAAGATTAAGATAGATCTATCTCTTTGAATCTTAATACCAGATTTAGTTTCACCATCAGCAAATGCATACTGGCTAGCTTTTACTCTACCAATTTGACCTGTATAATGACCCTTGCTTGCATCATCTTTGTCCAGCATGAAACCTTCAAAACCCTCAATAGGTTCTGTTTCTACATGCAACATCAAATGTTTTGCACCATCAATAAATTTAAAATCTTCCAGATCAAGATAGTTAATCTTTAACACATGATTCCCTGGAGAAATTGTTTTAGGTAGTCCACTTCCGCCACCTGTTCCTAAGTCTGTTGTACTTAATCCCATTTTATTTGTTTTAGTTAATTTACTTTAGTTTGTTTTAAAATCATATCTGCTACATCACATGCTATTTCAACAATGTGTGAGTAGTCATACTCCTTCCATTGAGGAGCTGATAGCAGTGCAGACACTAACTGAGTGACTATTTGTGTTCTTGTTTCCATTTGTTATTGTTTAATTATACATAAATCTTGTCCCAGTGAAACTCTAGTTCACCATTCTCTTGCATCTCTGTCACTACTATCTCTTCATTACGGAGATGTTCTGGTCTTGCACCACATGTTGTTTCTTCATTAGTTTTAAAACTTAAAATAGTTTTATTACCTTTTCTAAACATGTAGCCAATAGCATCAGCATTAGCACATATTAGAGATTTGATTTTACCAGTTAAATCTATGTTAGCAGACATAACCATCTCACCCTTATCATCAACTACCTTGTCCTTAATGTGACCTGATAAAATAATATGGGGAGCTAAGGTATCAATAAAATCTAATACTTGAAAGAATGCTTGACGGATATATAAATATCCTGCACCATTTGGTAAAGTAACTACAGTGTCTCCATCATAGTTCTTACCCATAGGAGTAGCCCTGTAAAGTTTTACAGCCAAAGGCATTATCATTTCTTCTAATGCAGTTACAGTATCTATAGTAACAATTCTATATGGATTACCGGCAGCCTTAATTGCTTTACCAGTATCCAATAATTCTTGTAAACTATTGATCTTTACTTTTAATGCTTCAACATAATCAGAACCATTCTCTAGATCCAAAATCAAATTACCTTCAAGACCAGCATAAGCTGTTGTCTTACCAGTTTTTGGTTTAGAATAAATAATCATTCTCTTAGGATTCTGTCTCTCAGCTTTTACTTTACTTGTAGGAAGTACTATACTCATATCTCACTTTTTGTTTGTTTGATTAGTTCATTTAACCATGGTCTGGCACTAACTGGTTTTATCAACATGATTGCTGCAAGATCTCTGATAGTTATTTCAGATAAAGGTGCATCTGCAATTTCTGTATTGTAAACCTCATCAAGTGACATGTTGGTTGGTTTTGCTGGAAATTCATCTTCAAAGTTTGGAAACAATGCTAGACTGTTCTGCAGTTTAGGTAATGTATCCTCTTTCTTAGGTTCTTCCTTTCTTTTCTCATACAAGGCATAAGTTATTTCAGTGCCATCATTTAGTATTGCTACTAACTCTGACAAAGGAACAGTATACAATGTATAAGGCTCACCTTTAAAGTTGCTACCTTCTTTAGTATCATATTCCTCAGCATAGAATGGATTAGCTTTGTATTTAAAAAGCTGTCTATCCTCACTAAAAGGAACTATATTTACAATACTACCCTTATCATCAGTAACATTATCATAGAACTCCATATAGATGTCCTCTCCTTTACTGATCTCAGACTCAAATAATTGAGTGTGTCTTCCATACTTACCTTTCTGGAAAAATGCAGTTTTAATAATAAAAAACGGGTCGGATAACCCTAGTTTAGTAAAAGTGTTCATGTGATTCACAAAGAACTCTT